AAGGGTAGCAATGCCGCATTGGCCTCTTTGCTAAATGCTTTGGCAAGTTACGGTCTTGTGTTAGATACTACAACAGCTTGAGGGTCAGATGATAGATAACAATACTATGATTGAAGTGGTAATGACTGCCCAACAATGGAATGCAGTATTGACCTATTTGGCAGAGGGTCCATATAAGTTAGTTGCTCCATTGGTGAATGATATACAGCAACAATGTCAACGTTATGACACTGATAGTATTCGCCATCGAACCAATGGTGAAATTATTCCTCCTGGCCAGGAGTTAGCATGAGCGATCCTATCATCAACAACATCACTATTTCGGTTACTGGAACCATAGATTCATCTATGGTGATTTCGCTAGATACATCAGGATTAGTTGTAGTTGATACTATACCAATACCACCAGAACCCACACCACCGCCAATACCAGCAGCGGAAACTTTGACTGTTGAATTAACTTATCAAGGCAAAGTTTATTTGTTCGATGAAAGTATTGGCATTGATTTAGGTGATTATGTAGAACCTGGTGGTCATTTCGTTCAGATGTGTATGCTAACCATACATCCTGAATTGCCAGGATTTAGAGTGATGTTCCGTCCCGATGCTAATGGTCACCGTGAAGAAGTAGTATTTGAATTAGGCGGAGTATTTGGCAACCCTACGCCATTTAATATGCTAGATTATACAGTCAAGATCAAAAGAGGCGGCCAGGAGGTTGCTAATATTGCTGCGCCCTGTCATTATTGGAATGCAAGATGGCGTTGGCAATCCGCGCCACGTCCCATTATCTATTCAGTGGATGATTTGATGGGTGATATATTGCCTTGCTATAGTGAAGAATTATTTGGTGATAAGATACCTTTGTCGGTGCCACGAACTTATACTAAGCCAATGGACCTAGCTGGCATTACACCATACATACCCAGCACTGGCGAGCGTGATGAAATTGGCTTGTTTACTGAAGCACAAGCCGAATATCTCTGTCAAAGAACTCAAACCGCATGGGCATCAGTTCAGGCACAACTAGAGGCATCCGGCACTATACCTTGGCATTTTCGCGATGAGAAAACTAACGCACCATTAGATGTCAACGAATATCCGCAAGCAACTATGTATGGTTCTACTGGCGATCCGTTGATTAAAAATCCGACCAGTCCAATAACATTAGATGATTCGCATGAAGGATCATTTGCTTTCTTGTCATTTGCATTGACAGGAGATCCATATGCCCTAGAAGAAATGCAATTCTATACGACATATAACACTATTTGTGTGCCGCCTAACGCTAGACAAAACTGGAACCTTGGCCATGCAGTAAGAGCAGTAGCATGGGCATTACGCGCATTAGCACAAAATGCTACGATGACACCAGTAGAAGTGCCGTCCTGGCTTATGCCGAGTGAATACTTCAAAACGTTGTTAGATCAAGAACGTGAATGGTTTATGACGCGATGGGTTGGTAGCACTACTCCACCAGCTAGTAACTTCAACATAGTTAGTGATGGCAATGGTGCACCGGCATCGCCACCTATTCCTGCTAATGGCTACGTATCAATTTGGATGGAAGATTTTCTTTCGGCAGTATTAGGTTGGATTGTTTGTGCTGGCCATGAAGATTGGCGCCCAATCATGAATTGGAAAGCCAAAGATATAATGGCAAGAACAAATGGAATATCAGGATGGGTTCGTGCAGTGCCAACATTGTATACTATGGTGATAAGAGGAACATCATCTGGGCCTTATGCTGATGATTGGTTGGAAGCATGGCAACTCAATGAACAATTTCAATCTACTAAAGTTAAATATACTGATGCCAATGCATTTCCAACTACACTAGATTTGACTTATCCCAGCTATATTATGGGAGCATTAGCATTGTTGAGTGCTGCTGGCGCGCCAGGAGCAGATGACAGTTACGCTTGGATACTTGAGCAAATGCAAAAGAATGTTGTAGCTAATAGCAAATATCCTAGACGTAAATGGGCAATTGCTCCTGGCCCGGTATCTGTGTAAGGAATAGTTGAATGCCAGCTAATTGGTTTAATCGTTTTACGAAATGGTGGGCTTCAAGCGGCACTCTACAAGACCCTAGTGATACTCAAGCTGCCGCTGGTTGGTCTTATATTGGTCAAGCGCCACCTACTATTGAACAATTCAATTCTGTTCAGCAGTGGAATGATCAAAAAGATAACTACCTGTATGGTCAGATCGCCAGCGTATTGGCTTGGGGTGGACAAACCCCAATAGATACTAATCCCAATACGTTGCGCGATGCGATTAGCGGTAAGTTCAAAACTGTGCTTACTGCTAACACTAATTACTATATTGATATTGCTGGTAATGATACTACTGGAACTGGTGCGGTTGGTTTGCCTTGGCGAACATTACAATTCGCAGTCAATTGGATAACATCGCATATTGATCCGGCAGGCTTTACTGTCAATCTTCAATTGAAAACTGCGGGGACTTATGCGCAGGTTATTTTCTCAATTCCCATTAACGGAATGTGGATGATTACTGGTGATAAACTTAACCCCAGAAACTATATCGTAAAGAATACTGATGGCCCTGCAATCCAAGCAACTCAAAGTTTAGTAGTTGTTGCTCAAGGGCTTTCAGTAGAAGGCACAGGCATTAGCACTGGACAAGATTACAAGACTCTTGGTTATGGCTTATATGCCAGTAGAAGTGCTGTAATTTATTACGATGCTGTTGCACTTGGTCCATGTTCACATGGACAAATGGTGGCAGATAATGGTGCCGTAATATATCCGTTCAATACCACACTAACTACATTGAGTGTTTATGGTTCAGCACCAAATATGATTTCTTCAGCATCTGGAGCTAGTATTACATTAGTCAGCGTAACAACTACATTCACTGGTTCTCCAAATTATTCTTCAGCAATAATACAAGCAGGAGCGGTAGGGCAAGTGAATGCAACGACCTGGCCTACATCTGGAACTGTCACTGGAGCAAAATACAATGCATTTCTTAATGGCATTATTACCACAAGCAATGGAGGGGCTACGCTACCAGGCAGCGTAGCAGGAACAGTTGGAACTGGTGGACAAATACTCTAATAGGAGAAGCACTGTGTCTGATGAAATCAATGTCTTACCTGCCGACCCACTCGCTACAGTCCCGCCTGTAGTTAATTTACACGCTATTCCTGAAGAAGTTGTGGCCAATGCTAATGCTCTGATTGAACAGGCCAATATAGAAATGGGCAGAGTGCCTCCGCCAGGAGCAAAAACAGAGGAACAAAAAGAATGAGTATTGTCACGTTACTGCTAATTATACTTGTGATATTTATATTGATGGGTGGATGGGGATGGCATTCAGGTTATTATAACAGCTCGCCATATGGGCCTTATTATGGTGGTGGTATAGGTATTGTTGTATTGATAGTGATATTGTTGCTTATATTTGGCGGACGCATTTGGTAAATGTCCGAAACGAATGGCAATGGTAGACATGGGTTAATTGGCAGGATAAGCGACAAACTTATTTCCGTATTACCACCAGCATTTTTATTACTGGTAATTATCAATATTATATTTCTTGGATTTGTAGTATGGTTCATCAATAATAATGCTGAACAACGCAATGCTTTGCTCACTGAAATCGTGCGCAAGTGTTTATTGCAACAGGAAAGGATAAAGTAATGGCATGTGGTGCCTGCACTAAAATACGTTCAATAGTTATCAATTACATTAGAATGCCGGTAAAAACCAAACCTTTACCGATAAAGAAAATTTAATTGTTTTCTAAAATTGCCGAATGGGGTTCTGCGGCGGCCGGGACTGGCATTGCCTTTTGCATTGCCTTGATACTTATTATTGTATGGATAATATCCGGACCAATATTTAATTGGTCAGATACTTGGCAACTGGTGATCAATACCGCTACAACAATCATCACGTTTCTAATGGTGTTCTTATTACAGCACACGCAAAATCGCGACACCAATGCAATTCAATTAAAACTTGATGAATTAATTCGCGCCAGTGAAAGAGCCGATAATAGAGCAATTGGTATTGAGAAACGCATCTGATGTCAAGTAATACAAATGAAAAGCGCACCAACAACTAAATGTTAGTGCGCTTCCCGCGCGTCCATCGAATATGAGTAGTTTGTTCCTCGCGCGCCAATCATACCCGGCCCGAACTTATGCTCCGCAGCATACATTTAGTTCGTTGATCGCCTCTACGATACCGAGCAGGATCATCTATTTACATAAGTAAATAGCTCTCTGCTGCGGAAGTAGAAGCGATCTAGGCGTCGGACGCGCGAGGAAGCGCAACTATCCTTATAGAGAAATACCTAGGTCGCGTCGAGTAACGATACCGCTATTCCTCTAAAAATCTTACGACGTCAGTCAAATTACGAAACGCTATTGAATCTTTCTGCTTATTCAACAGTGCTCTCAACAATTTATCATCTACAGTATTAGGCACTACCATATCATGATATGTTACTTTATCGTTTTGACCAATACGATGGTTGCGATCTTCTGCCTGAATTCTATCGGTAGCCGACCAACTATTGCTGTAAAAGATAGTTGTTGTTGCTTCATTGAGCGTTAGTCCTATTCCGCCAGTAGCAGTGGTCATTACTAGAGCCTTCAAATGAGGTTCTTTTCTCCAACGATCTATTTCCGCCATACGATTGTTACCATCAACTAATGATGATATACCAATAGAACCAATACCAGCATTGGCTAAAGCTAATACCACCAATTCTACATCTTTAATGAAACGACAAAATACAATCACCTTGCTACTGGCCTCATCGACTATTTCAGCCACGTATGATGCTCTATTGGATGGTATTGTTTCGACGTGTTGTCTAGACAATAAATATTGCGTTTTACCGTCTGATTGAATTCTTTCAGAACTATTCAAGTGACCACAAAGTATTTGTTGTAGTCGTATTATTCTAGTCACAGCCATTGTTGCATCTACGATGGTTCCATTCTTCAACTCAATTATCAATTCTTCTTCTAGTTGCCGATATAATTTAAATTGCTCCATAGTCGGCGATATTTCATGTCTCACATATACTTTATCAGGCAAGTCTAAACAATCCTTCTTGCGCTTAGAATAAATATGAGGTGCAATATTTTTGGCCAATATAGTTTCGTTTCGGTATCCTTTGATCTCTCTATTCTCAAATCCACCCATTACACAAAACATAGCCTTAAATGCGGTATATGATCTAGTGCCGATAATGTTCGGATCAAGAAACTTAAATTGAGAGAACAAATTTTCAATACCTTCTTCTGCCTCTGTTCCGGTAGCGATACGTCTGATCTTGGCAAATTTGCTCAACTCTATGGCTGATTTTGTTCTGATGGCGGTAGGATTTTTGATCTTATGGCTTTCATCTATAGCCAAATAAGCCTTTCTTCTGGCGCTAAGTATTCGTTTGAGATACTCCCGGCCAGTAGTTGTGGATATAGCTTCGATGTTCATCAAGAACACCAGTGTTTTTCCAGAGTTCAAAATGGCTTTGGTTTCCGCTTCACGTTTTTCTTTGTCTTGACCTGATCGCCAAATCTGTATTCCTATCTTCTCAATATTAGGACAATGAATGAAAAACTCTGACTTCCAATTTACGTGAACGTTATTGGGAGCCAATATAATCGCACAATTGATTTCTTCTCGTTCAATCAGATGACTGATTTCATGGATAATGATAGCTGATTTGCCGGTCCCCATCTCCATGAACCAAGCAAATGCAGTTTTATCGTATGCAACATTTAGTGCTTCTTTTTGATGGAAGTATAGTTCAGGTTGCATTTATTGCTTATCCTTTACATGTTGAACAATAGTGGTATTTTTTATCGGATAAATTCGGCACTTTGAATCTTTTGTTACAAATATAGCAGCGCCGATATCGTTTAATTATATCAAAATTTTGTCGTATTTCTTTATTGGCTTTCAAATAACGTTTGCGTTTTAATTTCGGCTTAACACTTGGTGGTTTAATGATTGGAATTTCAAACCAAGTTTTTGTATTGTTATCAATTGGCATTCCAAATTGATTTAATTCATTTTCCACAATATATTTGATCACAGGCTCAATATATGCAGGTTTAATAATTGATTTGCCGTTAAGTATCACATACTTCATTGTTTTCTCGTTTCCGTTATCGTTTTCGATAAAGCGGTTTCTAGGGCGGTTGTAGTGTTCTCATTATTCCATTCATCTCCATATTTCATTCTATGCTGCTTTCATCTTCGATGCCGATAGCCTCATGATCATCATATCCAAATATGCCATTGCCTCTATAATAATTGGTTCTATCATCCATCTTTAGAATATTTTGAGGATGATAAACATGATCGCTCATAGGCTTGCGAATGGCTTGTCCAGCAGTATTTACATAACTAAAATTTTGGATCTGTTTAGTATTTTTGATATTCTTTATTTTGGTAGAATGATGATAGTGGTATAAAACTCTACAGTTTTCAGAGCAAAATTTAGCATTTGTTCTACTGGTAACATGCGATTTATTACATTGAGCGCAAATAATAATCATTCTATTTCTCCCGCTCTACCCGTTAAAGAATAGCCTACGTCCGAGCTATCGTCTAGAGCCTATTTAACGGGTAGTAATACTATGCCAAGTATTGCGCAACCTATGTAAATCTATAGGATCTAGCTAGCCGCCCCGATAAACTTAAACCGCTCTATATATACTCTGCGACCATTGCGCACCATGCCTCCCACAATGAACCAATCACCCAAGTTATGTTTATTGAGCAACGTGACTCCCATAGATGGATACTTGAACCGACTAACGGTAGCATATACCGTTGCCGTATCATCTTCCAATATGACGTTGAGCCATTTGTCGTTGGGCACCTTGATATTATCGCGTTGGACTAAAAACATAGTTTCGTTCAATGATCGTTCGTTTCGATGAACCATCTTCGCAATGAATACTACTGGCCCCTCATAATCATCGCTGATGTCGATTAAGTCTGATCTTTTATGATGAATGATATTGTATTTGCGAGGATTGGCCATTATATCAGCGAACCTAGTTCTGCCTTCAAACAAATTGTCGTATGGAGTAACGATCGGATTAGGCAACATGAATGGTCTATTACCGGGAGGCGCCAGGAGTATTCTTGCGGCTTTCTTGGCCCCTATGCCTTTGATATTAGTCAATCCGCCCAAGAATTGATTATCTTTATAGGACCATCCTATCTCACTAAGCATCGGATCGTGACTTTTAACCGCAAATCCAGCGCGATCTAGTTCTCTGAGATACCGTTTAATAGAGTTAACATCACCGGTATTGCGTATGCATGCCAGAGCAAATTCAATCGGATAATGTCCTTTAAGGATACAACAATAATAGCTAAGCATACCATAAGCGACAGCGTGAGATTTATTAAAGCACCAAGACCCCATAGTATTGATAGCATCCCAAATCTTCTTCGCAGTTTCTTCTTCGAAACCATGTTCTAGAGCACCAGCCCTAAATTTAATCCAATAACGATCAAAGTATTCTACACCGAGTGACTTACTCATAGCCTTACGGATGAGCGACGTATCTTCCCAAGATAGATGACCGACTTCTCTAACTATTTTCATTACTTGTTCTTGGTAGACAATGAGTCCATATGTGCTACCAGTAATGGCTTCCGTTACTGGATGAATATGAGATACCTCCTGGCGGCCCATTCGTCGTTGAACCCAATCGTTACTCGCGCCAGAAGCAAATGTTCCTGGTCTGGCCAATGCTGTTAATACTGATACATCATCGAAACGATCAATATGAACTCTTCTGGCCAATGTCTGTAAAGCCTGTCCCTCATATTGAAATATACCACAGAATTCAAATCGCCGCAATACTTGAAATGCTACATCATCATCCAATGGATGTTTAAGCAGATCATTATATGTCCAACCTATTGCCGCTAGACAATCGGATACAATGGATAACGTTTTGAGGCCGAGAGCATCTATCTTAAGTAGATTGATATGCTCAATATCAAATTTGTCTAGATGAACGGTATTGGTTCTGATATCTTTAGAAACGTAATTGATTAGCGGCTTATCAGTAATGACGACTGCGGCCGCATGTTTACCAGTATAATGAGCGTGTCCCTCTAGATCACCGGCAATCTTCATCGCAGGATATTTCTTGAGGAATGCTTGTCCCACCTCTAGTTCTGAGAACGTATCCATTATACAATAGGTCGCACGAGAATCACCGCCGGATCGTTTTAATATTGAATCTTTAACGGATTTGGTTTCCCAATCTGGTATTTGTAATGCTTTAGCAGCATCCGATATAGCTGACTTGGGCTTATACCTCAATACAGTTCCAAGTCTAGCTACATTCTCCTGCCCGTATTTGTTTTGTATATACTCAAATACCATTTCGCGCTTATTGTCTTGGAAGTCAATATCTATATCAGGCAAATCAGATCTAGTTAGATCAATAAAACGCTCAAATATGAGATCATGAGGTATAGGGTCAATGTCAGTAATACCCAACAAATAACAGACAAGACTACCGCTAGAGCTACCGCGAGCAGGTCCAACGATCATATTCCTTTTCGCATATCTAACCATATCATGTATTACATAGAAGTAGTCCGTGAAATCTTTATGTTCGATCAGCTCTAGTTCATAGTTCATTCGATCAATATATACTTGGTTTAGTTCCAGTCCACGCTCCTGGGCGCCAGCTATACACAACTCCAACAATGACTGATTGGTTCTATATCGGATGTTGTCGGCGATTTGTATTGTAGCATTACATTCTTCAGCGAGTCTATCCGCCAGGAGAAACGATTCATCTTCTAGTTCAATTTCGTTTTTGATTTCCCATTCATCTAAGATATGCATTGGTGATGGGCGATCATTTTTATTCTTACCAGCCAATATTTCATAGGCTGATCTGTCGTTAACAGTAATCATATAGTTGTCAGATACCGGCACTAGATTATTATTTGATAATAAAGAGTAGAGCGTGGACGGACTAGCCGATACGTAGCCGGGTAATTTTCCGCAAAAGCCTTGACCTAGACCTGTGTTCCCCGACAATATTATTACATCTTGAGAAAAATCATTTACTTTGTTAAAAGATAAGCGAGGCACATAATGAAACTGACTAGTGGCTTCTTCCATTGCTGCGTATATTTCTCTCAATCCAGCATTGGTTCTAGCCACTATAGGCAAATAGAACAACTTCTGGCGCTTTTCTTTAACTGTAGCATCCTCAATAAATGCAAATTCGCAACCAAATAACGGCTTGATTCCCACTGTCTTGCAGTGTTTATCCCACGGTATATGTCCAAAGGTAGAGTTACGATCAGTAATGGCCGCAGCTTGACAACCCATTTCTTTAAGTCTGGACGTTACTCTACCAACATGACCATAAGCCCAACGAAATGAATATTCAGTTCTGATCTGTAGTTGGGTTTTCATTCTTATACCTATCCATTATTGCTGCGGTTTCTTTTAGTTGTTTTATATAGACTTCTCTACGTTGTTCTCTAGCCTTATCATGATTGAGCCCATTCTTTTTCCACCATTCTTCTAGCGTTTCATTTCCTTTCAATAAATGATGTGTCATGGCGCTACTTCCCCTCTCCATAATACTTCATATTCTCCTGGCGTCATTGTATGAACTGGTGTTTTTTCTATACTAACATGCCAACTAATTGTAGCTTCATTCCATTCCCACGATACCAATATGCCTTGCGTATCAGATTGAATCCATACTATAGTATGTCGTTCTTGTATATCTGTATTAACCATCATAGCGCTGGTCCTTTCATCCAATCCTTACGTATCATTTCTTTATAGACACGCAATAACGCCTGAGTATCAGCTTCTGCCGAATGAGCAGCATCAAACCGCATACCAAATAATTCTTCGTGTAAATCTCCAAGTGACATGCGATGTCCTTTCAGCTTTTGTATTTCCTCAACTGTACACACGTTGTTTATTGGCCAAGGGAAATGAAACTGTTTATTGATGCGTTGTAGTTCATATATCATTAGTCTTTTGTCGAATTGAAGATTATGTCCGATCATATATACACTGCCGGTGAAGAACCGGGCCAATTGCTTATACTGACCAGCAAATGGTTTCTCAGCCGATACTTTATCATCATTGATACCATGTATTTTAATTACCTCATCGGGTATTTTTATTGGTGGTTTTATCAACGTATGGAATATTGATATTGTCTCCAAATCTTTATTCGTTTTGATACAGTATATTTCTACAATGTATGGCTGATGTTGTAGTTCAGCAGCTTCTGGCGCCAGGAGCGATGTCGTTTCTGTATCGAGAAAAATGATAGTCATCAGTCACCACCTTTTATCATTTGTGTTAATACGATCAAGTTCCGTTCCACCACACCTATGATCAAGTTGATACCAATATTGAGTTTCCATTCAAAACTATCCGCCAACCAATATTGTTTTTCGAACAATTTCTTCCAAGTGGTTTCCGTAAACCATGACTTATGGTATATATCCTCCCAGGCTAGACTAGACTTGTAGAAAGCCACACTTATGTTAAGTGTTCCTCCTGGCGCTAATACGCGCTGACACTCACCAATAAAATTAGGGACGTTGCTAATATGATCAAGCATACCGAAACAATATATCACACCTACACTTTCATCGTCGTAAGGTATATCATCAGTATTAGCATTCCAATCAGGCAAGTCAAGCTCAATAGTATTTTGGATACGCTTAAAGCCTGGTCCTATGTTCAATTTGAGCAACTCCTGGCGGCCAGGAGAATACTCTGGTATGGTTCTAAGCATAGCAGTATAGAACAAACTTGATAGATCATTAGGTTCATTTAACGTCATTGATATACTCCTGGTCCAGTTCCATTAGTATTGCGGAATATACTGCTAGATCATGTAGACTATCACAATGACCAGTTTGCCAATTAAAACTATATCTAATGATTTTGTTAATGATTTGCATAAGAATAGCAAATCTGTTGTAATCCTCAATTGTTTTGATTTCTAATCCATCTTTGAATAGTTGCTTAAATATTACGCCTGCTACCTTATAGTTGTCGCCATATATCGCATTGCGTTCACGATATGTGGACAACATTTGTTCTATATTGTCTATTGCGTTCATTATCTTTGTCCACCAGTAAGATCTATGTTCCCTCCACTCAAGTAATCAGCTTTGCCGCTAACTAGGAAAGCCACTAGTTCGGCAATATCAGTTGATTGTAGCCAGTTAAGTCTAGGTAATCCGTGTCCCCAATATTGTTCTGCTTCATCTCTGGTTAAGTTACGGTATCGTTGTAGATCAACTATAGTTTTTTCCGTCATTGGAGTTCCTTCAGTATTACTTGGATGTATACAGAATACATTATAGTTCTTGGGTGCCAATTCGTAAGCGATACATCTAGCGAAATGAGCCAATCCAGCCTTAGCTGCGCAATATGGCGCCGAACCATTAAGCACTGATCTATACGCCATAGACCCAATAAATACAATATATTTCGGCCACGGATTATTGATCGTATTTTGCACGAAATGTTTAGCGGCCAACATTGATACCGATAAGTTGACAAATACTGACTCTATGATTTCTTTGTCGGGTTGATTTTCAATCCAGTCTAGATGAGTATAACCATTGGCCAATACTATAGTTGATAAATGATTACCATGTTCCGCTAACGCAAATGGACTCCAATTTTGCTTTTCAAATTCAGTTACAGTCCATAGTTTTTTTCTCAATAATTTGGCTATATTGGCACCGATATTATTTTGTTTATCGCTACCAACTACAAATGCTTCATAGGGATATTCATTGTCAGATAGATACTTGGTTTTGGTTTCTTGCAGATAATTAATTGAGATGGCTTCTTTACTCATCATCATTCTCCTCTAACGGCGGCGTTAGTTCGATTATCCAATATTCCGTTAGATTTATTTCACCATATTCTTCTGCCGCCCTTTCATCTGGAAATGTTCCATATACATCGAAACCAACTAGTGGATTGCCGGCTATTATTACATACATGTTCATTACTCCTGGCGAAGTATATCCAGATATTTCATTGCTGCCCAAGCCTCAGTTTCGTTTTGTGATTTACCTGTTTCTTTCACTTCTTTGTTCAGTTGAACAGTGAAATAACGTGACAACGCAATGAACGCATCACTATGTCTAGGCATGATAAACGTTAGTGCCCAAGGCCATATTTTCAATACTTCTTCTACCATCAGCTTCAATACTTGAGCGTATTCATCTTGAACTCGTGGACTAGAGCGTTTCTTGACTAGATCAGAAAACGCCCTGAGATTCATCTTCATGCAGATATTGGTGAGAATATCAGTAGGCAATACACCACGAGCATCTTCTGGTTTCGCCCCAGCTTTTATTAGATCGCCGTAACAATCACTAATCGCTATCATTTCTGCATCGTATAATTCTTTGGCAGCTTCGTTGTTCTCAATAGATGGTCCAACGTGATAATCGAACCCAGTCATATCAACTATACGCATAGCCTGTTGGGCAAATGAAGCTGTTCTTGTCCTCACCAATTGATGAGTAAAGGCACGCGATACGCCTTCAATACAAAAGGTAAGGTCTACAAACTCCCATGAACTGGGAATTGTAGTTGACATATACTTTAATTCTTCCATCTTCTTTTCTCTCGGCCAGGAGCGTATGTCGGCCATTCCTTTCGGACCCATATTGAGTCGAGTATTCTTGGTAAAGATGAGCAACTCTATGGCTTCTGGCGTGCAGGATATTACCGTGACTTTCATTGTGCGGTTTCCTTTCTGCGTTCATAGTTGTTTCGCTGAACAATCCATTTCGTTATCAGTCGTAAATCTTTCACCAAATCATCCAATAGTATTTGTCTCCAAGTAGCATATCTCCCCAATGAATATACATTATGATTATCAGTAGCCCACATCATAAACGATTGCCGTTTATCATCCGATACCGGAATAATCTTGCCATAATTTTGTAGCTTTAATGCTTTTGATTTGATATAAACGTTAGCGTGATACCAGTTGGGCAACAACAAGTCCATATAATATTCCACTAATTCTTGATGATCCTCTAATGGTTCTGTAGCGAACTCTAAAGTCATTTTGTTACCAGTAATACTCACTCGATACGGATGGCTATCAATATAAGGAACATACAACGTTTGGTAGACATCGACATTCGCCAACTCTATATTGATAGTCCAAATAGGTTTATATTGGAAAGGAATAGCATGAGGATACTCTAGCATAATCATTAGTTCAGGCATAGGTATTGTAGAAATAATAGGCCCATCTGCCGTATAGACCAAATCTTTCGCATCCATATTGTAAGTAATGTTTAGGTTATCGCTCAATGTAGAGATTAACCCGCCAGGAGCAATGTATCGTTTCGATGGCGCTAGATTAATAATAGATCGCTCTGATACTTGTCCGGTGACCTTTATAGAATAGGCATTGAAATCTCGTATTGTTGGAGTATTGGTTATGATTCCACTTTCAGTCAACACACCTTTATAGACATTGACTTCTTTGAAAGGAAGCCCAGTAATCTGGGCTATTTCATTGCTACGGAAACGCAATAATGCGCTATGATTATTGGGAAGTGATGATTGTTTCTCCACAATAATGGGTTTGAATTGTTGTAAGCTCCTGGCGGCGAGCAAACCGCTAAGTCCAGCGCCTAATATGATCATTGAATCCATTCCCAATATGGTGCATATGGATCAAGCTTATACATATAACCAGATTTAGTGTGAAATGGCCATTGCTTTCCCATTACTTTGAGGTATATTTTCTTCATCGTAACCAAGTGCCGATTGGACAATCTTACGTCTTCAAAACCTTTATCCGCATAGTCTACCATTTCCAATTCTTTGTCGTATAGTTTCTGGCGATACTTGGTCTTACACTCGTAAAGAAACTGCTGAAACTCAGCCACTTCAACTGGATTATCTAACAAATTGTAGGGTATTTGTTGACCATAGGCTTTGACTTCTTCTTCAGCGGTCATTTCATCTCTAGACTTATTGCTATCAAATGATTTCCTCGGCATTACTGGAGATGCTGATGGAGGTTCTTCATCATTATAGATAGCAGTAATCATCTTCTCAATTTTAGCCAATCGTTCATCAATACTATGAACAATTTCAGTATAATTGACCGGCGTTGCCATGATTTAGTTTCCTTGTGTATGGATTAGTGGGTGCGGTTATCTTTACTCTTTGTTTTTTACCTGAGGAAAGTTTGCCCATACAATTTGGGAGGGAGCCGATAAGAGGACCCATAATTGTTAGGGAAGAATAACCATGTCGCCATGTGCACCCGTCATGTGAGAGTTGCCTCAGAACCTCAATCTGAATTTGTTAGAACGCTACGGCGTCACCATCTAGATCATTATTGGTGTCGATTGGTTGATCAAAGGTATCTTGTTGAATGGTTCCTTCCAAGAATTGAGTTTGGAATAACTTGGCCTTTTCAAATGTCTCCTGGCCGTTAGGCATATCTTGAGTTCTAACGTGTTCACCTTTATCGTTGGTGTATTTGACGAATTTAGGTGACCACCACGTGCCCTTTTCATTGGTCATACGCTCTATCGTGCACTTGTAGAGATAATAATAATATGGTGGAGTAATGATCGTCTTGCCGTCGCCCATCTTCAATCTGACTTGAGTAAGCATTGTGGATAGATGGCTGGCCACTCTATTACTGGTGCCTTTCATATTGAAGAAACTAGGATCATCCGCACCAGTTTTGGGGTCTATATCAAAGATCAAGAATGATCTTTGTTTATCTATAGTGTGACCATCTTTCGTTACTGGATTTAAAGCCTCTCGTTGATCGGGTTCGCACAATGCTTTCCAGCCATCGTCCATACCCCAAATCTTTACTAGACCGCTGCCGGCTGATCTAGGTATCCATTCGATCACTTGTTTCTGGTGCCCAATGATGCAACAAATCATCCCCTCCTGGCCAGGAGTAAGTTTACCAGATGATGTATTGTATAACATTCCTGGTTTCGCACCATTAACGTATTGATTGCCTCCATCTTGAACTTCTGGGCTCAATGGCTGCAATATCTTGAGTCTTGGAACAACTAGTTCATTTCGATCAAATTTCGTATTCTTTTGAGCAAGTTTGATAAGTTCTTCTTCTTCCGCTGTAAGTGTGGCGGGAAGTTGTTCAGTTACTGAGTCCATACGACTAACACGTTTGACCATTGTATTATCCAATCACTGTTTTGTTGCTGCGAAAGATTGAAAATAGTTCTTCTGGTATAACTATACCCTCTCTCTCGCACTCGCGGCCCCAAGCACCAAGTGTCTGAGGATGTATTACTCGTTCAGTTTGCACATCGCATCCTACCTTTTCACGCAAGTATTCGGCTATTTGATTGAGGACGTAATTGTCGACACCTGTCGGCAACAATACTCGAGTTTTGACCATACCGTCATGTTGATGTTTAACCAACCATTGGTAAGCGCTCTCCATTTTGTCTTTAGTAACGCTGATCTTAAATACGGGAGCGATATTGATTTTCGTTCCGTCAGACAAAGTAAAACTGCTCAAGTTGATTTCTGCCATCAACTCAGGCAATTCTACCGCTGATATTTGATCGTGCTGATTAGTCAAGGCTTTTAATCGTTTCTGTATAACTGTTATTTCGTTTTCTAAATCCCTCATATTCTCTGCTAAATTGGTGATTTTTTCTAGCCTTACATCTTTCATTGCTTGTTCCTTTTCTTGTAGCGAAGGAAGTCTAGCGGAAAGCGCGGGGCGCGTAAAGCCCCGCTATTCCACTTGTATATTATTTGTTCTTTCTTCTGGCCATCATTTCCGCCAGAGTTTTGGGCATTGAACTGTGTAATGCTCTTATGGCATTTTCACGCTCTTCAGCATCATTGATCATTTTGAATTTATAACGGGTGAATATTCTAAATGCTTCCTCCATTTGTTCTTTGGTTCTAGTGTGTCCAGTATCAGGATGTAATGCTCGTAAAATTATATTGTATTCAGTTTTATACATAACAGCATTACGGGGATTGTTAAACATTTGCAAATCAGAATCAATTCGTTTCATGAAAAATGAAATGCCACTTTCATCTGCCCATTTTTGGCATCTTTTACTGACAGCTTCATCAAATCCACTCCATACAGTTTTATCAAGTTTCAATAAACGTTTCTTTTCCGATTGATTTGAAAGTGCATTAACTTCTTTCAACCATTCCTCTCTATTATATGGTGGATTTTCTGCTTCTTGTCTAATTTCTTCTTTGGCTTCTAATCTGGCCTTTTCAGCAACAATTGCGTTAGCAACAGTCCAATTTGGAATGTTGTGTTCATTAGATATTTTGTCTCTAATAATAGGCTCGTTAGATTCCAATTTTTCTCTGACAATTTTTCTGGCCGCATCTAATTTTGGGGTTACACGTTGATGTTTCTTTTCAGAAATTATTACGTTATCACGCGTTCCGCTTACGTAAGCGGAACGCGGCTTTATTTCTTCTCGCCAAATATATTGATATGATTTACGTTTAGTTTCTTGTAAAACTATTTTAGTCAGAGTCAATTCATGCGCCATATGAAGTAATGCTTCTCTATCATGTTCGTTGATAGCAAGCTTATTGCTTTTCAACCAATCTCCAAATTTATTGTTATTTGGATGTTTATTCCTTGCTTCTAACAAATGTTGGCATAGAGACAATGTGCCTTCCACCCATTCATTATCAGCTTTTTCTATTCTTACTAGATCATTACGAATTTGCTCTGCTAGTTTGTCCATGTGTTCCTCCAAAAATGGGCCAGAAGTATGCTCCTGGCCCAATTGTTGTTACTCGCCGTTAACCACTCTACCATCAATGGTAGAAGCACGTTCTTTGCGAGTCATTTTGTAGCGTTTCAGAACAACATTAAGTGCTTTAACAATTGTTGCTAGTTTCTTGGTTGCAACATAAGGCATTCTATCATCTTGCAATGCCCAATTACGAATGATCTCTGCAGCTTTGGCATTATCAATTGCTAGAGAACCTTCAACTGCATCCTCATCGTAAACTGCATCTAGCAATTTTTGGTATTCTTCATTTGACTCTGCCCATAATGCTTTATGTATATCATCTACATAGTCATTAAGGGTGCGTTTGTCAGGCATTGTGCGCTTAGCAATCATTTCTTCTACAGTGATCGGTAGAGGAATGATTTGCTTTACAACAGCATTTGAAGTATTATCAGACATAGACTTGCTCCAATAATGATTTGCGCCATTACAAATCATTTGCCCATCCAAGGGCGGAGTAAGTCTAGCGCGAACGAAAGGGGAAGTAAATCCCTCTATTTTTTCTCCAATTTCCCTTCAATCAAAAAGGCAACAGTTGCTATTCTATAACAGTAATGATTACCAGACGTCAAATATCTACCAGTTTTGATAAGCATAGTGCCACCAGGCAATACAACTATATCTGGAGGAACATCTTCATTCCAAACAAGATTGTTCAATTCAAGAGCAAGTGGCGCAACCTTATATGGATCATCTGACGTGCCTTCTACCATCAAGTCAAACGTTTTGTCCATTGTTCCAGTTCCTTTCATGCTCAATCGAGCAAAGCGACGCCAGAAGTATTCTCCTGGCGCCAAATATAGTTACGGCTGAACAGCAGGCTTATTCAATACATCTTGATCTTTTATTGGTGAGGAATCAATATCATACACGTGATTTATCTTACGCTCTAATTCTTTGATCGTTTTGTCCATTTTCTTGATCTTGTTCTCCAGCAACCGAATTTTTCTGTCGGTTTCTGATTCTTTCTTAATTGGTTTCTTGGCCAAATTTATGCCCCCTCAATATAGGTTTCATTGTTGATTATCCAATCACACAATGTTCCTATTTTGAGAAAGCTTGGCGATATACTCAATTTGCGTTTCTTTACCACATATTGAGTAGAGCCACTGGAGAGAAACGAAGTGATTCTGCAATTGTTGCTTCGCAGAATCATTTCCGCTATATCAAGTTTGATCATATCAGTATTTTCCATCGTTCCATTCCTTTCTAGATCCAGCACTATCGCTGGCGTAATGAGCCACCAGAATTACTTCTGGCGCTCACTACGTCAACCTGTGCTATTCGTTCATCAATCTCCATATAGCAGAATAGGATAGATAGACGAACGTCATTTGTCGCGTTTCGTTACTGCCGATACGTTTCAATACAACTTGATCATTCAATTTATCAATATTGTCCAAATACTTTCTGCGTCCTGAATTCTCAAACACAGAGAATATCGTTTGGACTTCCCAAATACTGTCGTGGTCTAGTCTACCAAAATTAAGCAGTTTCGTTCCCAATTCTATTTGAGACCGATGGATGAAAATGTTGTCCAATCCCTGCCATTTGGTTCCGGCGCGAGGCTGTGAGTTCTCGACAACCAATTTTAGTTTCCGATTGGTAACCATTAGTGGCACTCCTGCCGAGTATAGCCAAGTGAGTTAGTCCGCCCAATACATTCTATTGTCCTGTTGTCAGAACGGACAGAAGTATGAGTTTGACCAAGACTATCTCTGCGAGAAATACCAGAGAAATGGTTACCATTCCGATCAGTGCCGTCGATGTGCGTTTGGCCAATACTGTCTTTCCTAGTATTGAGAGTTTGTGCATTGGCCCCAACAGCAAGCATACTGATGGCGATAACAAGTCGTAACTTTTCCATATCATTTATTTTCCTTTCTAGGTTCCACCATGAGGTGGTCGCTCCTGGCCCGTATTCCGGCCAGGAGGAATCACGTCATAGTTTACTGAGTAACCACCCCAGAAATACTATAGCTAGACTAGCAAAGATAAATCCAGCCATGTATATGCTGATCGTTACTGTCATAATATCAGCGGGAGGCATTTTTGATTTGTCCTGGCAGAAGATCAATTTGAACTGATATTGTTTTTTCATCTTTCGTTGGAATAACTATTATCCAACGTTCCAAATGACCGGCATATCCAGTATTGTGTTCTTCGATGAACACCAATGTCCCTTTGATAATTGCATCATCTTTCGCAATTTTGCGAAGATAATCAAAGTTTAGTTCTCGATGTGGAGTTGCAATTTTACTACATTGTTTATATGCTGTTTCCAACTCATTAAGAGTCATTGTATTCTCCATTGTTCCTCATCCAGAACACTTTGTCCTGGTCGCTCCTGGCCCGCGTTCTCGGCCAGGAGGAATCAAGACAAAGACTAATTACGCACAATGGGTCCGGCAAGCCTAGCAATATCATTCATGAATCTAACGGCATCAATCTTATCCAAGTTGGTCATTACTTGGGTATTATTGTCGCCATCAGCATCCATATCGCTGAGGATGAACATGACTATATCAGGACGTTTCACTGTCTTGAGAATTTGTTCCCAAAGCAGTTTGACTTTGTTTCGGTCCTCAGAGGTCATTGTCATTCCTCAAATAATTGTGATATAGATCTCTCATATCGGCGGCAAAATGTTCGATGAATTGTTCCATATTTTCTTCAGACAAATCCATCATAGACATAGTAAAAGCTAAAATAGAACATGATAATGCCATAATGATGTCCGCAACTACATCGCCCATGATACGTTTGGCGCGATTAGGACTAGCAATTGTTTTGGCAAGCGCAGCATCCCAATGTGTCTTCATCACCTCAGTTAATTCAAGCATTATGAGGCTTTGCCGATTCCGCCTTTCATCTTCCATTGTTCCTGTCCCTTTCTAGATTGCCTTGGCTCTGTATTACTTGCGGGCTGGCCACCGCCATTGGCTACATTACTAAGCGATAGTCTAGCGCGCCTAGGCCCTAGCGTATAGGGCCTAGGTTCACCAGTTTAGTCACCAGCTACTTTATGCACATATAGTGCATGCACAGTTTTCAATACATCCATAGCTTCATCAAGCTCATTGTTATCAAGGCGCTCGATGATACTTGAAAGTATCGTCATCATTTGGACATTGATATGTCGTTGCAGTTTGCGATTTTCAGATATTATATCCAATAATCGCTCATTCAGTTCTTCTGGCGTCATTTAGTCAATCCTCGCAACTTCAAAAGAACCATCACGCTGCATTATTGCCAACCAATCATGTTCATAGAACAAGATGGTTTCGTTTCGCAAGTGTGTCATCGCGAGCAGTCTTGTTGGCGGATCACCAGGATACAGAAGATTGCCATTGTCGGCCATCTTGAATCCCTGGAAAGTATGCCAACCAGAGATGTAGTTGGCATGTATTTGTTCCTTAGCAGAACGCGGATCATTTTCATCCAGAAAGCCAGGAATGAATCCCAGCATATCATGGGTAGCACGCGGATGCATCATTATCCAAATCATTGCCATTGTTCCGTTCCTTTCTAGATCATTCTCCCCTCACCTTTCGCACTCTGGACTTGGGACCAGACGATGGCGGTTTAGAGAAGCCTCTAGGATCGCGCTAGAGGCGTAGGCTAGAGGATCCGCGCCTAGGGTAGCGGCCCCCTCCGTTCTACGGCCCTAGGATCGTCCCTAGGGCGTCTAGCGGGAGGCTCCCGCGCCTAGTCCTAGGCTACGCTCGCCTAGGCGCGGGAGGATAGGCTAGAGCGGAGCGGAATCGTTATCCACATCCTCCCATTCGTTGACATGAGTATATCCGTCAACGATATTCGTGATCTTGGACATTACGAGTTCGGCTTGATGTGCCGCTCTAGCGACAGACACTAGATTATCGCCAGTTTCGCAAGTATTCAACGCATCTTGGATAGCGCGAATGAGCGCCTCCAACTTTGCGATATGAACGTCGCGTTGTTGTATCGGGGATTTAGCCATTGACTTTCACCCATGCGCTACCCAGCTTTTCGTAATGCTGGCCTTTGCCTTGCCCAAGACCCACACCGTGAGACTTGAAACAATTGTGGCAAAGACAACCCCACTGGCCCGTTCTTGTTCGGGCATCATAGAATTCAGCTGTGATCTTGTGGGAGCAAACATCACACTCTGATGGAGGAGCACCAGTCCATGTTACTTGCATTACAACACTCCCGCATTTCTGAGCAGAAATATGGTTCCCATGATGACGACTGACCAAAAGAGAATGGCCACAGCCACATCGAACATGAGCGATACCATTGCCAGCATTCCGCCAGCAATCAATATTAGCAAATACATTGTTCCTTGTCCTTTCTAGTTGCCCACTCTGTATTTCGCATCCCGGCTTGTGACGGGCAAAGGCTACATTAGGCTCCTGGCGCGCGGCCAGGAGTAGACATCAATCATTGTCAGTCATCACTCGTTCCTCCCGTGCCACGTGCCGAGAGGATCATCATCCTCGCGGCTGGACAAGTAATTGGCGAATGCTTCTGCATCTTCACCAATCCTGATCTTGTCTTGGTGAATAAGCCACAGAACATCGTCACCACCAGCCTCAATTTGTTCATAATCAAGCACCATTGTATAGACATCGGCATGCTTAACCGACATCTTATTATGCTGCTCACGAGCAGCATCGATGGCCTCTTGTAGATCAGTAAAACCTTCGGCCCACCAATCTTGATTCTCAAGAGGATAGTCACCCACATAACTGGCGACTGTATAAAGTTTTTCCATTTGTTCCTATCCTTTCTAGATTTAACGCACAATATCTGGACTTGTGACCAGCAGTCTTTCGACCGGTGCATTAAGCCGCTATTACTAGCGGCCCACTCTGCTAATCGCCATACTTAATAGCACCATTCAATTTAGAATATAGCGACTGATATTCACGCAATTCTTTGATCAATTCTCTCGCGCGACCAATATCATCGTTTTCAACTGCAGTCGCGATCCAATTCTTTAGCGCGCTGCAATGGCTTTTGACTTGCCCAAACAACATAGCTGCTTCGCTATTATTTAGATTTACCATTATTCCGTTCCCTTTCTAGATATCTGTTTCGCTCTTTAGAGCTCATCAGGCAGGATACACATCCCACTACAGTAGGGCGCCAGAAGTATTCTCCTGGCGCCCTTAGTATTACGCACTCGCCTCAAGAACAGGCGCGGATTTGGACGGCTTATTCTTGGACTTTGCTGTCCTAGTAGCAATCAACTTCTTGGCCTCATTTTCCGAATACCAATTCCAATTATCGGAAGCGCCAACGCGAGCACGACCACCGTTAAGCGACAAACCCTTAGACGCGATATTTTCGATCAACTTGGCGGCAACAATCCTCGCCTCAGTCCGGTCAGTATAGGTAGCAATCCGCCGGATCTCATGGGAGTTAAAGCCATACCGGCGAACACTCCAAGCTAGAGGCGAACGATCCGCATCGTTATTGACGGTCATCGCCACGATACGCATAAACGCCTCGCCGGACATATTCTGGCGAACGGTATAGTATTTGCCGCCCGTTTTGGCGCACTCGATCACATACAAGTGAAACACCGGCTTAACAAAGTCACCCTTGTTAAGATAAGCGGTCAGCTGAGCAGAAGTGAGCTTTGACATTTTACATACATTCCTTACTAGGGGCTCTGTGTTTTAGGGCTTGCCAACCTTTATTGTTAGAACATTCTAACAATAGCCACATTACCTAGAAAGGAACAATGGATATCGCAACGGTAATAAACCCCTCCGCAAACAATAGTCGCAGGTAAAGAGGCTATTTCGTTACGATTAGACCAGATTTACTATATACCGGAAACACGCAAAGTTTCCCGTTCTAGGGGCGCATATTCAGCCCGCTCTAGAGGTTCCTTTACGCTACCGTATACACCGTTTCAAAGAATTTCGGAAAGTCAACGATACCCCATCGAAATGGCCACCCAACGAGAACCGCCCGCTACAATCT